ACAATGCGCCTCGGGCCGGACCGCGCGGGGGCGGCCCTGGACCCGGCCAACGCGCCCACGGTGATCCTCGATCCCGCCAACGCGCCCACCGTGCGGCTGGGGCCGGACGGCACGCCGACAATGCGCCTCGGGCCGGACCGCGCGGGGGCGGCCCTGGACCCGGCCAACGCGCCCACGGTGATCCTCGATCCCGCCAACGCGCCCACCGTGCGGCTGGGGCCGGACGGCACGCCGACAATGCGCCAGCCCAGGCCAGGCACCCCCGGTCTCGACGACACGCTGCGCGCTGACACGCCGACCCTGCGCGGCACGCCGGAGGAGCTGGCGGAGATTGTCCGAAAAAATGAGCCCGCGGTGCCTCCTGCAGCGCGCGCCGCCGGAACGCCCGGCCCCCGGCCGGCCGCCGTCGCTCCGGGGAATGCGGAACCTGCCGAGCGCCTGGGCTTTCTGGCCGGCGACGGCAGGCTGGTCGAACTTTCCCTGGGCGAGAAGCTGGGCGAGGGCGGCTACAACGAGGTCTTTGCGCTGGCCGGGCGAGACGACGCGGTGGTGCGGCTGTCTCTGAAGCCTGCCGGCGGGCCCGATCTGGACGGGATCGGGCGGCGCCTGCTGGAGCCGCTGGCCGGCGGCCAGGCCCCGATCGACATCCTGCGCCGCATCGAGGACATCCCCGGGGTGCCCGGCGGCTTCATCGAGAGCCTGCCCAGCCCCGATTCGCAATATGCCGGGCGGACGCTGGAAATTGTCGAGCGCGCACCCGAGGGCGCCGCAAAGGCGCAGATCGCCCGCCAGGGGGGGATGACGGCCGGCCAGGCGGCGGCCTTTGACGAGGCGATGCGCCACCTCAACCGCAACGGGCTGGTGTGGCTGGACAACCACCCGGGGAACTACAGCTTCCGCCCGCTGGGGGGGGATCGCTGGCAGGTAGTGGTGATCGATCCGGGGGGCATCGTGCCCGCCGTGCCCAGCGACATCGGCGATGCCGCCGCCACCGCCGCCTTCGTGCAGCGGGCGCTGGATGCTCCGCCCGACGATCTGAAGGCCGCTTTTGACATCGGCAACATGAAATATCGCTGGAAGGCCAAGCGCGAGGTGCTGCAGGAGGAGATCCTGCCCGGGCGGGTGGACCTGGAGGCGCTCGGCCTTCCCGATGCCTCGCAGATGCCCTTTGTCGCCACCGGCAGCGAACCCTTTGCCGAACTCTCGCGCCTGCGGGCGCTGGACGATGCGGCGGCAGCGCAGGCACGCGCCGAGCTGCGGGCGCGCGGCGGGCTGATCCGCGAGGTCAACCCGAAAACCGGCGCACCGCTGGACGCACCGCCCGAACAGTAGGAGCCTCCGATGCGCAGCCCGCTTGCCCCGTTTCGCCGCCCCTCGCTGCCGATCGTGCTGGCGGGCGGCGTGCTGCTGGCGCTGGCCCTTGTGCTGCTGCTCCCGCTTCTGCCCGCCTCGGGGCCGCCGCACGACGCGCCGCTCAGCCCGCAGGCGGCCAAAGACATGTTCACCGAAGTGGAAAGACGCGATGCCAGCACGCCCGGGCGCCGTCGGCAGGTGGTCGTCGTGGAAATGACGCCGGGCAAGGAAGATATCCTGGCGGGCACGGAAGTGCTCGAACAGGCCGTGGCCCGCGCCGCCGCCCGTTTCATCGCCACACGCGAAGGGCTGGATACGGTGGAGATCCGCCTGCGCAGACGCGACGGAACATGGCTGACCTGGCTGCGCCACAGTCCGGCCGGCGACGGCTGGGACGGAACCGGGGACTGGTCGTGGCAGGCCATTCCCCTGCCGCAAGGAGATTGAAATGACGACACCCAACCCGAACCCCGCCCTGCGCGCCGCGTTTCTGGGATTGGCACTGTTTCTGGCCGCGATCCTGCTCGCCGCCCGGGCCGAGGCCTCGCGCCTGGTGCGTGTGGCACCCGGCGACGACATCGCCGCGCTGATCGCCGAGCTTCCCGACAACATGGTGATCCTGATGGCCCCCGGCACCTATCGCCTGTCGCTGGTGCTTGCCGGACGACGCCTGATCTTCATGGCCCCCGAAGGCGCTGTAGTAGAGGCCGGCGATCAGGGCTTTGCCTTCTGGATGCAGCACGGCGCCGAGATCGCCATGGATGGGCTGGATATCCGCGGCGCGCCGGGCCGCCAGCCGGCGGTGGTGGTCAAGGGTGCGACGCTGCGGCTGAAGGATGTGGTCATCGACAGCCCGGACAAGCGGGCGCTCTACATCGACGGCATGCTTGAGGCCGAGGGCGGGCGGATTGTCTCCGGCGGCGGCGCGGCCCTGTTCGTGGCCGGCGGCGGCGGGGCAACCCTGCGCAGGGTGGAAGTCGCGAGCGAAGCGGGCATTGCGGTGGCCGCGCAGAACGCCCGGCGGCTGGTGATCGAGGGGGCCCGGCTGAGCGGCAGGACCGCCCTGCGGGCCGTGGCGGTTAGCGACGGGGTGACAGTGGCAAACAGTCTTTTGGAGGGCCGGGGAGAGTCCGGTGCGGCGCTGGTGCTCGAAGACGTTACCGGGCTGAGCCTCGCCGACAGCGTGCTGCTGGCCTCCGGCCCGGCCCTGTCGGGCACCATCGGCACCGGACATGCGTGGCAGGTCGGAGGCAGCCTTCTGGCGAGCCGCGGCGGCGGGGCGGTGGACATCACCGGCCTGCGGGAGGCGGACCTGCGCTTCGAGGTCTCGGCGGCGATCGCGCTGTCCGGGGCCGAGGACGGCCATGCCTTCCTGAGCGAGGGCACGGGCTTCATCCCGCTGATCGGCGACAGCCTGCTGCTGGCGCGTTCCGGCAGCGCGCTGAAGGTGCAGAACGGCGCCGGCGCGCTGGTGGCGCGCAGCCTGCTGGCGGGCGGTTCCGGCCCCCTGCGGCTGGCCGATCACGACCCGCAGATCACCTCCATCGGTGACAGCTTGCTGACGCCCGATGCCCGGCAGGACGCGCAGGTTCTTGCCCTGATGGACCGCGCCAGCCGCCGGCTGAGCGGCGCCGACCCGGCGCTGACGCAGCAGGTCGCGCAGAACTTCCTTTCGGAACTCGCCGGTGCGCAGGCGCAAACGCCGGACGACCCGGCGGCAATGCTCGCAGCCCTGGAAGCCACATTCATCGACATGGGCGAACTGCGCGCGGAGCTTGCACAGCCGGGCGATGGCCTGGCCCATGGCGCAACCGGGCGTGCCACGCGGTGATGCGGCGTCAGGTCCGCATGGAACGCTTGCCCGACTTCACTTCAGTGCGTGTCAACCGGTCTGTGCCCGCCCCCAACCGCCCCTGATCGATCTCCGGGTCATCCCAGGCACCCGAGGCCGCAGCCCACCTGTCGATCGTCTCTCGCAGCCCCGGATCATCGGCCTTCGGGTGGAAGGTATAGAACCGATCGACGATCTGGCGCATCAGCGCGCGCAGGGTCTCGTCATCAAGATGCGAGACCTCTGTCCACGGGATTTTCCGGCCTTCGGCATCGATCACCACGACGTCCGAATGGTCCCCGGTCCTGGTGGCCGGCGAGACGCCCGCATGCAGGTCTTCGAGTTTCGTATTGCGCACGCACAACATGGCCAGGGTTTTGGCCAGATTGGCCGCAATGCGTTTTTCGTTGGCTTCGTTCATTTCGCGATCATAACGCTGGATGGCCGTAAGGGACAGTCAGGCGCGATTCCCGTGTCCAGGATCACCCGAATCCCCTCAACTTCACCGCCACGCCTGCAATCAGCGCCAGCAGCAGGCCGGTGGTGATGAGCCGCACGATGGTCTGCCAGGCCGTGCGCCGCGCCATGCGCAGGGATGCCAGCAGGGTGCGCAGGTCGCGGATGTCGATGGCGGCCTCTGGCCCTTCGAGGCCGACATCGGCCAGCGCCTTGCGCGCACCCTTTTCGGCGGCACGGGCGAGGATCGCCTCGAAATCCTCTTCGGGCATGCGGACGAAGCCCGCATCCTTCGACGGTGGTGTCATTGTGTCGTCTCTCGTTGTTGAAGGTCGTAGGCTCAGGTAGTCGGCGCCGTGGGCAGGAGATACTGGATGGCAATGCGCACATCGCCGCCGGTGAAGCTGCCGCCATTGGCCGTAAGCACGATCGGGGTTGGCGCATAGAAGGCCTGCGGGCCGATGACGCCCACGTTGGTGCTTCCGGCCGCCACCCCCAAGCTACCGCCGAACTTGGCGGGCTCGCCGGAGATGCCGCAGTCCCAGGAGGTGGCGCCCAGCACGGCAGCGACCGTTCGCGTTGAAACCCCCAGCACGATGGCGCGGTCGGGAATGGCGATGGTCGAGGTGACGGAGGCACCGGCAAGCCCTGCCAGCAGCTCTTCCTCCACGTGCAGCCCGATGGCAGCGCCATTCGGCCCCCGGGCCACTTCGACGGCGGGAGCCCGCACCAGCAGGTTCAGGGCGGCATCGAGCGTGAGCCACGCCCCGCCCATGCGCACGACCAGCCCCCCTTCATCCTCGACCCGGACCCGCCATCCAGATTGCGGCGCAAGGCGAACCCAGGCCCCGCCGGAAAACAGCGCCACGTCACCGTCCCAGCCGGCCCATGCGCCGGTGGCACCGGCGGCGACGATGTAGCGGTCGCCCTCGGTTGGGCTGACCGCTGGCGCGGCGAGATTCCGGTCCTTCACGGAAAGCTGCACGAGCCCGTCGAGCAGGTCGAGCGCCGCGTTGTGGGTGACATGCTTCTGCGCCTGCGCGGCGGCGATGTAGGGCAAGGCCAGGTTCGGGGTGGTCATGGGAGCCTCATGTGATGGAGATCGTGGTCTCGACTGCTGTCCCGCGACCGAGCGCGGGCGAGATCTGGGCCACGCGGATGGTCAGTGCGGCACCCGGCAACAGCGCCGCGCCCCAGTCGGTCACCTGGTCGGCGGCGCTGTAGGCGACCATGGCCGTGCCCGCCGCCAGCGTGCGTTTCACCGTCGCGCCGTCGAGGATGTCGATCTCCCAGGCTTCGGGTTGATCGAGGAGCGGCACCTCGGTCGCCTCCCAGCTGTCGGCCGCCGGGTCGCGGGAACGGCGGGTCCAGGCGAGCGTGATATCGCCGGATGGCTCGGCCCTCGCCCCGAGATGCACCGGCGCGAAGGGCCGGAGCGAGGCGCCCGATGGCGTGAGCGACAGCGTCGTGTAACTCGGGTCCGACACGGGCCGCGTTGCCGGCCCCACGGCGAGGTTCCATGGCTGGCCGATCTCGCCCACGGTGAAGGGCAGTTCGGTGACGGCCGCATCGAGCACCACGACCCGCGCCCCGGCCGGGACTGGGTTGCCAATCGCGGCTTCCGTGCCCCGCTGTCCGCGCAGGAGCGTGGTCAGGCGATAGCGACCGGGCGCGACGAGGCTCACGTCGCGGGCCTGCAGGATTTCCCAGCTTCCGGGGGCGCTTTCGACGGCGAAGGCGTTGGCGCCCGCGAAGAGCTGCAGGTCGGTAACGCTCTCGATCTGGCCCCAAGACAAGTCGATCTCGAGCGCCGCGCCCCGGTCCCACCGCCATGTGGGCCCCGACGGAAGATCGGTGATCAGCGTTCCGATCCGCGCACGGCGGGTGATCGTGGCGAAGCTCGCCCAGCCCGAAGTCTCGGGGGAGCGCAGCACCGCGACCGTTCCCGGCCAGGGATCGGCATCGACGGCGATGAGCGGGCGCGGCGGCGTGTGGCTGCTGGTCAGCTGCGGAAGGTCGAGAATGGCAACCTGCGGCGCACCGAGTGGGACAGAACGCGCAACCGCGGCTGCGCGCTGCGCACCCGGCGGCAGGTCATGGACCTCGCGATCCTGCCGCGTGGCCTCGATCTTGCGGCCAAACCCGTCGGCGATGCGGGTGAGGCGGAACTCCGTGGTCGTGCCGTCCTTGAACACGACAACGTCGCCCGGATCGAGCACGAGGCGCGAGGGCGGCAGGGTGAAGCTCGCCCTCTCGCGTCCCGTCCACGCCTCCATCAGGGCCCGGCGGCAACGACGCTCCGCTTCCTCGGGAGCGACGGCCACCGGGAAACTCTCGGCGCTGACGCGCACCGCGCCGGTGGTGATGCGGCGGGTCTCGACGAGGGCGCTGTCATAATCCTCGTCGGCGCGCGCGACGCTCCAGCGCAGCACCTGCGGAAGCTCGGTCTCCTGGCCGCGGCTGCGCTCGATGTCCTCGCCGTGCCCGGCCACGAGATCGTCGGGCGTGATGGTGGCCACCGGCGCGGTCCCCCGCATGCGGAAGCGGATCACGCCCTCGCTTTCGACCGCATCGAAGCCGAAGTGGCGGGCAAGCATGGAGATCGTGGTGCGCGGGCTTTCGATGGCCGGGATCACGAGCCCCTCGACCGCCCCCCAGAGGCCGGAGACGTCGATGTGCGCGGCATCCATGCCGGCAGCGAGGCAGAGGTGACGCACCAGCGCGGCAAGCGACACCGCGCCGAGCCGGCCGGTGAGCCAGTGGCCCAGCTGCCAGTTGGCCCCGTCGAACCAGACGTCGGTGAGCGCCGGGAAGAACGGATGCGGGCGGGCGTCCCAGGACCAGGCGGCGCAGTCTGCCGTGGCGATCATCGGCAGGCCGGTGGCGGTGGACACCGGATTGTTCGACGGGGCGGACCAGTAGAGCGCCGTGGCTTCGAGATACGCCCGCTGGATCGCGTCGTCCCGCCAGCCCCGCGAGAAATGCGGCGCCGCGTTTTCCGAGGACTTCGGGTCGAAGAAGACATTCGGCTGGTTGGTCCCCCGGTCTACGCCTGCGCAGCCGAACTCGGTGAAACGGATGGGCTTGGCCTGGGGTGTCCAGCCGGTGGTGGACTGGCCGACCGGCAGCACTTCGACGCCATGGACCACGATGTCCTCACCCGCGGTGGCCGAGCGCGGCCCGACACGAAACCCCGCCGATCCGGGAATCCCCGCCGTCACCTCCAACGTGATCTTCCACAGCCCCGGCGAAACCTCTTCCTGGCTCGTCGCCTCGATCACGTGCGCACCGCTGCTCGTGCTTTCCCAACCGCCGATCTTGCCGAAGAAGGAGGTGTGATCGGCACCCGTACCCAAGGCGAAATAGAGCGCGAAATCGCCCGAAGTGCCCGGAGCCACGAAGGCGGTGATCCGGACCCGGTCCCCGGCCGCAAGGATCTGATATCCGGGCGTGGCGCCGTGCCATGTGGCGCCGTCGGAAGCGATACGCGCGGGGCTAGCGAACGGGCCGAAGGTGCCGGTTGTGGCGGTGATGACGACAGTGGAAGGGTTGGGATCGTAGCTCACCGGATCGGCGGCATTCTCGAAGAACCCGAACCGCACCCCGCCCAGGCGGTCATGGTGCGTGTTCTGCCACCAGTTCCGCATGTCCTTCGGGCGGAACACCCACGGCTCGCCGTAGAAGCCGTCCGAGATGGCCGTGCGGTTCTGCGCGTCCCGGTCGGCATCGCTCTCATAGAACCAGTCGAAGCCCTCGCCGCCTTCGATGTTCGCCTGAAGGTAGGCGCGGTCGTAAATGGCGGGCCAGCCGGCCTGCGCGTCGGCGTGTTCGAAGCCGTCCCGCCAGTCGGAAAGCGGCATGTAGTTGTCGATCCCGATGAAATCGACATTCCCGTCCGCCCAGAGCGGGTCGAGGTGGAAGAACACATCGCCCGAGCCATCGGCGGGCTGGTGCCCGAAGTATTCCGACCAGTCGGCGGCGTAGCTGATCGCGGCGCCGGCGCCGAGGATCGCGCGCACATCGGCGGCGAGGCTCTGAAGCTGCGCCACTGCCGGATAGCTCGTCGCGCTGTCGCGGATGGTGGTGAGCCCGCGCAGTTCCGAGCCGATCAGGAAGGCGTCGACGCCGCCGGCCGCTACGCAGAGATGCGCATAGTGCAGGATCATCCGCCGCCAGCCCCAGTCGGTGCCGCCGGTCCAGGAGACGGTCTCGCCCGAGACGGCGAAGTCGGAGAGCTGCGCATTGCCGAAGAAAGCCGCGACCTGCGATGCCGCCGTTGCCGTCTTGTCCACCGTGTCTGCGTAACCCGCCGCCGGCGAACAGGTGATCCGCCCGCGCCATGGCAGCGCCGGCTGGCCGATCGTGGCGGCGTTGTCGGAATACGGGTTCGGTAGGCTGTTGCCTTCGGGCACGTCCATCAGCAGGAAGGGATAGAAGGTGACGCGATAGCCCCGCGCCTTCAGCTCCTTTATTGCCTGGACCACGGCCGCATCGCTAGGCGTGCCGCCATAGATGGGTCGGCCCTCGGCATCGGTCGAGACGAGATGCGCCGAGGCCCGATCCAGCCCGTTCACCTGCCAGACCTGCGGCGTGGTGGTCTTGGTGGCGGTCTCGACGCCGGGGCGAACGGTGCAATTGCCCACCCGCAGGTCAGTGCCGAACCAGCTCACCACGAGGCTCACGCTCTCCACCCCCGGCGCCAGCGCTTCCAGCCGGTCGAGGGAAACCAGAAAGCCGGCCCGGTCGGTCTCGGCATGCACGTTCTCCGGCGTCGTCTTAGCGCCTTCGGTCCGCATCACCGGCTCGGTGGCGTAAACGAACTCGCCCGCGCCGGGGATCATGGTGACCGCCCGGATGGCGCCTTCGGCGGTGTCCGCGTCGGCTACGGGTGCGAACACCTCGAAGGAAAGCTGCGGAATGCGGTTGCCGAAGGGCGTGAGATCGAGTTCCTCGAACACCACGTAAGCCGTTCCGCGCCAGGCGGGCGCGCCCTCGGCCCCCATCTTCGCGGCGATGAACGGGTCCGCTGCCTGCGCCTCGTCCCCCGGATACCAGCGCCAGGTGATGGTGGAGGTGTCCAGAAGCTCGCCGTCGGCCCAGATGCGGCCGATCCCGGTGATCGGGCCTTCGCAAAGCGCAACCGCAAAGGAGGCGGAGTAGCTGTATTCCGTGGTGGTGACGCTCGGCCTGCCGCCCTTGCCGCCGCCCTGGGTGGTGGTGTTGACATGCTCGGTGAAGTCGGTGGCCCAGATGATGTTGCCGCCCAGGCGCATGCGGCCGAAGACGCGGGGGATCGTGGTGCCCTCGGTGGCGGAGGTCACCCGCAGGCTGTCGAGCCTTGCGCCTTCATAGCGCTGGTCGGGCTGGAGCGAACCCACGATCCAGCTGTCCACGACGGACCCCGCCATGGTGCCGATCGCCCCGCCGATGGTGGCGGCGGAAATCCCCAGAATGCCGCCGCCGATCGAGGCGCCGATGGCCTGACCGGCCAGACCGAGCACGAGGGTCGCCATCAGCGCCTCCCTGGTTGCGGGTAGAGAAAGGCGAAGGCCAGACGCCGCCGCCAGGACCGGGTGAAGGGTTCCTCGATCACCCCCAGCCGCTCGCGGGCATGGATGAGGGTTCCGGTGTCGGAGAGGATGCCGACATGCTTGGCGATGGCCCGTTCGCGCATGCGAAACATCAGGAGCGCGCCGGGCGGCGGATCATGCCTCCCCACCTCGATCATGCAGCTGCGTGCGCCCTCGGCCAGTACTTCGACCGGCCCGGCCTCGCCCCAGTCGCGGCTATAGGGCGGGATCGGAAAGGGCTCAGGCCCCACGACTTCGCGCCAGACGCCACGGGCGAGCCCGAGGCAGTCGCAGCCAACGGCCCTGACGCTCTGCTGGTCGTGATAGGGCGTGCCGAGCCATGAACGCGCCGCCGCGATCACGAATTGAGGATCGGCCGTGGCTCTCGTGCATCGCGACGCGATGCACTGCCGCCCGTCGTTTCCATTCGAAACGACGTTCACAGCACGCTCCCGTCATTGGCCTTTCCTTGCGAGGCGTAGCGCAGCACGGTGTCGTTGCCGGGGATATGCGGAAAGCCCCGGAAGTTGGCCGTGTTGGCGAAGCGGTCACGGCAGGTCGCGAAGGCCTTGTCGCAACCGGCGCGGATGGTGAAGGCGTCGCTCAAAGCGATGGTGGATGCTGGCGGTTCCAGCAGCGTGATCACCGCCTCGCCGGTGGTTGCGACCTCGTGCCGTTCCACTTCCACGCGCCGGCCAGCATTGGCGCCCGTGTCCCAGGCGAGCGTGCCGAAGCTGAACAGCCCCGCGGCGAAGCCCGAGAGCCCTGAAGCCGAGAAGGCGCGGTCGCGCAAGGGCACGGCCACAGTGCCGGTTGCCTTCCAGGCCGGGTTCTCGAGGTCGATCCCGCAGCGCCCGTCACCCAGCACCGCGTCGCACCCGGCCTGGAAACTCCGCCCCACCGGCTGATCCAGAACATGTGCGAGCGAGCGCATCTCGGCCACGAACTGCACCCGGCCCCGCCGCACCTGGCCGATGGCACCGCGCCGCATCAACACGCGCTGCGGGGTGTCCTGCCAGTTGACCCGCCAGATCTCGACCTCGGCATTGTCCCAGCGGCCATCGAGGATGTCAGTCTCGGTGATGGTGGTGGAAGTCAGCACGCCCTCGGCATCCTGTGCATCGACCGAGAGATCGGAACCGGTCCTGATCTCGGACGCAGTGAAGCCGCTTTCGGGCTCGAATGTCGTGCCGTCGAACGTCAGCGTCCGGTCGTGGTCGGTGAAGCCGAAGACCTGCCCATCCACGCGGGTCAGGCGCCAGCACCAGGCAAGGGTCGTGGTGCCCTCGTCGAGGTGGGATTGCAGGCCGGTTGGCAGCGTCTTCATCGGCAGGTCCCCGTCATGCGGTCATCGAGATCGGCGATCCAGTTCGCCCAGTCCGGCGGCACCTCCGCGACAGTCGCGGCAGGTGGTCGCGCCAGTCGCGCCTCGGCATAGGAGGCGCAGCCCGCATCACCACCGCCCATCGTTGCGGCGCAGCCGCTCAGCAGGATCGCCAGCATTGCGGCCGTCACGAACCGCATCGCGGCCGCGCTCGACCTTCCCGATTGTCTCTTCCATTGCATCGCGTTCGGCCTCCCGTTTGCCTGCGCGTTTGCCTTCCACACGTCCCCAGAGGCGGCCGAGGACGACGCCACCGACCGCGCCCAGAGCGGCAAGCACCCAGATCAGGAACTCAGCCATCGTCCTGCTCCCCGCGCGAGGCGGCGACGCAGAGGGCGACAATGAAGACGCCGAGACAACCGCCCAGGATGAACCCGGCCAGAAAGTCAATCATCGCCCCGGAACCCCCGTTCGATCCGGTCGCGCAGGCCGATCAGGCCGAGGCCGAGGAAGATCAGCCCGGCTGGCGAGGCGTCGCTGGTGCCGGCGAAAAGGGCGACGAGGCGCGAGAACTCGCTGAGCGGGCCGGTGGTGGGCAGCGCGACCGACGCGATGCCGGTGAGCATGGCGAGCAGCCCTGCCCACCATGTCAGGGATTTGGGTCGGATGTAGCGCATGGGGATCAGTTCCTTCTGAACAGGTGCGTGAGGATTGCAACCAGTCGGGCGAGCCAGTTGATTGGCGGTCTGGGTGCAGGTTCGAGGACCGGCGACCGCGGCAGCGGCGGCCACCGAAGCAGGTCCAACGCCTCATTCTCGGTCAGGCGGCGAATGGGCCGGGAGAAGTCTACACGGCCAGCGCGATCCACGGACCAGACCGGGATCGTGCCGCCGGGATAACGTCCGTCGCGGAACAGGTCCCGCTCGGCCTCCCGGCGTGGAATGATGGACGCGGGCTTGCGCCAGTTCAGAAATGCCTCCGCCGCAGCTTCCCGGTCGCCGGCATTGAGGTGCCGGGTCAGCGCAGCTCGGGCGATGCCGCCGGTGTTGAAGTGGAAGCTGACCAGCGCATCGAACTCGTGCGGCGCCAGCAACACGTTCACGGCGCGCAGGACGGCTTCCTCGTAGCGCGCAAGGTCGGCACGGAAGACCCGGAAGGCCTCACGGATCCCGGCGTCGAGATCGGCGGGCATGCCGCGCGGCATGGTGGCCGGATCAGGCGCACCGGCAGCCGCCGTGTGGCCGATGCCGAAGGTCCAGGCGCCGGTGGAATCGCGGTAGGGCCCGGGCACGATCCCCTCGTGCCGGGCAAGGGCCAGCAGGCCCCGATCAGTCATCTGCATGGGGTTACCTCAGAAGCGAGAGGATCAGGATCAGCGCGGCGACCGCGAGGCCAATGCGCAGACGGTGGGCAAAGGCATCGCGCGGGTCGTCGGTCATCCGCCGAAGGCCACGCAGGATACGGACAAGCTCAGTCATCGCCGCCCTCCCGAGCCTTGCGGAGCCGCGCCAGCACCAGTTCGATCACCGCCGGGCCGAAGACCCCGACCAGATAGGCCGCCGAGCCCGCGGCGCCGCCCGCCGGTATCGCCTGCGGCGGCAGGCCGAGCCAGCGGGTAATGACGGCCATGGACAGGCTCCCCATGCCGGCGGCAATGAGCCCCCCGAGCAGGATGTGGCGCAGCGCATCGCGCAGGCGCATTTTCGTGGTCAGCGCATTCGTCGCCCCGCCGAGCGCACCCCAGGCGGCGAGGATCACGGCGGTGGAAGCTGCGAGATCGCGCAGCACCGTCGCGACGAAGCCGGTATCGTCGTTCATCGCCGGATCTCCAGAAGCGGGATGGAAGTGATCGAGCCGAGCCGCTCGATATCCAGCGTCACGTCGAGCGCGTCGGTATCGAAGCGCACCGGCACATCGAACTCGAAGCCTGCGGTGATCGCGGCACCAGCGGCCGGGGCGGAGGTGAAGGTGACGATGCCGGTCGTGGTGTCCACCGACCAACCGGAGGTCTGCTCGGTGCCGTCGATGGCCACTTTCACGGTGCTCGCGACCGGTTTGGTGATGGTGCGGGTCCAGCTTTGCGAGCCGGAACCGTAGACCTTCACCAGCTGGAAGTCGGTCGTTGCGCCGTCCCCGGTGCCGATGCTCTGATTCGTCGCCGCGGGCGTCCCGGACGGTAGGCAGGACTTCCAGTCGGCCCAGTCCTTCCAGCGGAAGCCGTGGAGGCGCCCGTTCCTGGCCTCGAAGAAGGCGACGACGACGGCGAGGTCGTCGGCCCGCCGGATGCCGTAGGC